ATACCTATCACAAACTGCTTATCAATATGGACAAATTGATGCGTATAATAAATTAATATCTGAACAAACAGTTCCTTTAGTGGCAGGATTTGGATTAACAAATCCAATTCAAACAACTATTTCTGCCGCTACTGATATTGATTTTACGGTCAATCCAGCTTTAGTAATGCAAGGTAAAATGACTAAAATTACTATTGGTAATCCAGATTTTAACACAACTGTTTATACAATTAATAGAAAATTGAGTATAAACCATACTCCTGGACATGCTCATCCTGGTACATATTCAAAGGCAGTTCCACAATTCTCTGGTCCAATGTTATTTGAACCATCAGCAATTACTACTAGCGGTGGTGTAACTGGAAGTTGTGGAACAAATGGATATTCAGAATGCCAATTGCAGAACCCATCCCAAGCACCAACTTGGCAAAATGGTAGAGCTCAAGCTACTTACTATGGAGACGAAACTCATGAATATACTCTTCCTACAACAGATAGATTTCATAGTTTTGTAGGATCTAGTTATTGGCAAAATGTTCCTGCAGACAGTTGGCCACCACCTGGAATAAATCCATCAGGTCAACCAAATGCTACTGATCTATCATATTTGTTTTCTGGAAGTGGGTTTACCAGTAGTTTTCCTGTACCTATTCCAAATAAAGCTCACCAGCAACCAGCTTGGACTGGAGTATTCCCAAAACCATTAACACTCGCAAATAGAAGGAATTATTTTGGTCCAGTACTAAATTATAATCCAGATACTGGAGCTGCTTTTTCTGTTGCTGGCGTCAATATAGGGATTAATGCCACTTCGATATCTCTCCCTGCTGGAACAGCTATTGGTAGTGAATTTAATTCAATTGTTCCTTTTATGTGGATCTATACTTCTTCTACTCAAACTTCAGGACTTACACCAGGAACACAAGTTCTTTCGATTGGTAGAACTGGAACTTCAACTAGTAATTATATCTATACAATTGAATTGTCACAACCCTCAAATAATTTAGTAGCTCTGACTAATCAAACAATTTATTTCTTACACGGAACATATCCAACTACTTTAAATAATACAACCGATCAATTAGATCCAAATAGTCAATCTTTCTTGGGGCATAATCATGGTAGTTATGAAATTCAGATGGGAGTAGGTTCGTTAGCACCACCAGCAACATTTCCAGTCAATACTGTAAGTCTTGGAGATGTTTCTCCAGAGAGTATCAATGACGCACTAAATATTATTGCTGATGTAGCAATGCCAGCACTAGTAACAACGTTTATTATTAAAGCATACTAATGGCAACGCATTATTCTAAAGAACGAGCAAAGTATGGATCTGGAGCAGGAACTATTATTGTTTGGCCAGTTGAATATAGCAATTTGGATCCAACAGCAGAAGAAAATATAAAAATTCTTCCAGCTGGATATTTAAAATGTGATGGATCTATTTTGAAAGCATTAGACTATCCAGCACTCGCTGAAATACTTGGTGTAGGATCTGCTAGTACTTTTATTCGATTTGATATTGATGGAGAACCAATAGACGAGGTAGCTTCAGATGAATTTATTTTACCAGATTTTGGTTCAAAATATCCGAAACCAACCACAGGTGGATCTGCTGGGCAGTATTTAAATATATTAACAAAAAATCAACTTGGTGTTGAAAAAAGACGTTCTGGCATGGGTATTGAAGCAAGCGCAACTGCAGGATCAACAACTGGTAACACAACAGTTATTCCTGTAACTTACACTGGAAACTTTATTGTTCCAAGTCAAGAAATTGCTATAAAAGGGAAAGCATCTTACTCGAAAGGAACAAATAATAGTGGATATACAGATGTTGAAGCGGTTGATTCATTAGCTCTACATTCTCATATGCACTTTTCTACAACAAATAGATTGAGAATTAAAACAACTAATGAACTAGCAGATCCACAATCTCAAGGTCCAGGATCTAGAAATGTTGCTTCTACTGTTCCAATTCAAACTTGGTTGAATAATACTGGGTATAACAATAATGCTCAAGGTCCAGGAACAAACCAACCTGCATGTTGGGCAATTGCTTCTGGTCAGCAAGCTGCTGGATATCAAAATAATGGGGTTGAAACTAATCTTGGATTTGAAGTTAATTACTATAATTTGTGTTATGACGCAGAGCCACCTACAGGATTAAATTCCTTTAGATATTATTGTTTATTAACGAGTAGTACTGGTTTTAATTTGGGTAATATTCTTTTTGGAAATCAACCAGCGTTTAAAAGTTGGGGACTTGGTTTAGGAACTTGTAATCAGTTGAATGCTGGAACTTTTAGTGCATCACAAAATGTTCCTGCAACTTATATAACTGGTGGTGCTGGAGTTCCAGTTGATTATAATGGTGCTTCTCTTTCTGATGTTGTCCCAATAAACAATAATACTACAAGTAGACCCACACAAGTTTATCCTCAAGTAAATAATGTTGCTACTGAAATTTCAGAATTAGCACAAACTGCTGATCCAACGATCCATTCTCACAAAATTCTTCTGGAGAAATTTGACCATACATATAAAGTAAAAACTAATGCTTATTTGTTATCTCCAGATAATTTAAAAACAACATTGACACTAAAAACAGATCAAGTTGCATCATTAGATTCTGTAACTAGTCCTTATATTATCCTGGAATATTTAATTAAATATTGACCATGCCAGATATTAATCCAGTTTATAGAAATAAAAGAAAATTTTTCTATGTTGATAAGGGACCAGACCTTATGAGCATAGGAACTATTGTTCAGGTATTGAAATCAACAACAGGTTCTTTTGACCATAGTTTTGTTCCAGCTATAGTTCCATCTAGTGGTACTACGGCATATACTAATATTTCTGGAAGTGGTGCTCCACAAAATAATCCAGAATTTCAATATGAAGGATATTTGTATTGCGATGGTGGTGAATATCTAATTAAAGATTATCCTGCTTTATTTGAAGTTATTGGAAATGATTACGGCGGTGTAGCAAGTGATGGTCTTGATGTCTTAACTGGTGGTTTTGGATATACTGGTAGCTCTTATACTGTTAATATTTCTGCTCCACCATCTGGATCTGCTCAGGTATTTCCTGGCATAACACCTGTTCAGGCAACTGCTACATTAGTTATTACTGGTGGTGTTGTGCAGGGTATTAATGTTTTAAACCCAGGAAAAGGTTATAATCCATCAAGTCCTCCAACAGTTACAATAAGTGGATCTCCTGGATCTGGAGCAACGTTTAAAATAAGAATTAATGGGCAAAACGGTCAAATTCAAGCAATTACAAAGAGTAATGTATGGGATTATTGGCCAGATGACATGGGAACTTTTAAAGTTTTAGATTTAAAAGCAAAACGTATTGTTGGAAATGGACCAGTATATGGATCAAACTCAGCAAACGTTGGGAACTCAGATCTTGGAGTTGGTCTTAATACAATCAATGGTAAATGGTATCTTGATAAAGCTTCTCAATCTGGACAATTTGCGCTTGGAAGTATTACAACAATCGGATATGAAAATGTTGTAGATACAATTGAAGCGGTTATTATTGGTTCTCAAACAATTAGAACCAGATTGCAGGAGAAAAAATTAGCGGGTGCTCCACAGCACTCTCACTATCTATTTCATTCAGAAGCAGCATTAGATACAAATTATGCTGGAAAAGTTTCTGGTGATAGATATATTCCTTCATATAAAGTAGGAACTGGAAAAGTAAACAACTTTTTACCTCCTGGTGGTATTGCATATAGTCACACTCACGTTTTATCAAAAGCTCCTATTTTAAATTCTGCTGTTGGTACTTATGATATTTTCAATTGGAGTGGTGGTGATCAAAATTCTGGATCTATTAAAAACCCAGGATTTTATTATGCATCTGGAGGCGCAGGAGCTGGATCATTCCAAAATATTACTTCAACTGGAACACCAATAAACAAAAAATTTAGTGCTGGATCTCAAATTGGTGGAAGAACTGTAAATACTGCTGGTTCTCCAGTATATTCTACAGTTACTGTTGAACAATCAACCCCTGGTAATTATACTTATGCAGTTCCTGCTACTTTTAACCAAGTTACGGTAACATTATCAGGTGGCTCTGGATCAGGTGCAGTTTATACTTTAGCAGGTAATAATGGAACATCATCGACATTTTCAGTTGGAGGTGGATCAATTCTCCTAGCAACAGGTGCAGCTGGCAATCGCGGAAACGCTGCTTCTCTTTCTGCTGGTGGAATTGGTGGAACATATCCTAGTTACACAATATCTGGTTCTGCATCTTCATCCGCATCAGTCCTTCAAACCGTTACTGCTGGCGGGGCTGGAGGTAATGGTGGCAACGGACAATATTGGGTCAAACTTTTAGCTAATCCTGCAGTAAGTCCACCTGGAGCAGAATCAACCGCAGGTTCAAACGGTGCTCTCGGCGCTGGTACAAATGGAAAATCTGTATTTATTAATAATTCTAATGTTTCTATTCCTAGTGGAACATATGGTTGGTCTACGAATGTATCACATTCATTCACATCTTCTATAACTAATGGAAATTATCAATTAACTGGAATTCAATTTACTCTTGCTGGTGGTGGTGGAAGAAATTGTGGAAACTTTGGTGGAAATGGATGTGGAGCTGCTGGAACTGGTGGACGTGGAAAAGTTTTTACAGTAACTTATAAAGCACCAGCAGTTGGAATAGCATTTTCCCTTCAACCAGGGCAACAAGGTGTACCATATGCTGGTTCTGCTAATGCTGCTCACTCTGGAGTTGGTGGTATTGCTGGCGATGGGCATGTAAATAATGATGGCGGAGGCGGGGGTGCCGCTACAATTATTAGATTACAGGCTGGAAACGTTATCATTGCAGGAGCAGGCGGTGGTGGCGGAGGAGGAGGATTTGGTGAAGGTAGTTGTGGACAAAATGGTAATGATAATACAAACCCAGGAGATAATGTTATTGAGACAACACAAACTCTCCAAACTGGCGGCGGTGCCACTGGTGGTGCATATGGATGTACTGGCGGCGGCGGCGGTGGTGGCGGAGGCGGTTGCGGGCGCATTACAGACACTGCTGGTGGTCAAGCTGGTGCTGGTGGTGGCGGATCTGGTGGTCACGAAGAAGGATTTGGCGGCATTCGAGGAGTTTCTGCTGTTCGTACAGATTTCTTTAATTCTCCAACATCACAATCAAATACCAATACTGGAGATGGATATGTAACAGTAACTCAATTTGAAAATAGAAGTTACTGGTCATCAGGTGGTGGTGCTGGATCTGTTGGAGGATTTGTCAAATTTAGTGTACCATCAAGTGCTTTTACTGGTCAGTCTTCTGTAGCTTATACCGTTGGTAGTGGTGGATTAGGTGTTAATCAAAGTGGTGTTTCCTCTGGCAATGCTTCAAATGGATATGTAAAACTTGAATGGCAAACGCAGACTGGAACTGTAGGCGGAACCACTACTATCACTGTTGGTGATGTTTATATTGCTGGATCTGGTAATCAAGATAATGGTGTGAATTTCTATACTACTGGTACTGGCACAGGAAGTACTGCAGGATTTAAACTTCCAACATCACAAGTTCCTACTGTAGTTTTTGAAGGCGGAGGCGGAGGAACTGGGGCAACGGCTAGTGTTACAGTATTAAATGGAGTTGTAACTGGTATATCATTAATTACTGCAGGAAGTGGATATACTTCTGCTCCAAGAGTTCGTATTCTTGGAGGTGCTGGAGTAAACAATCATGCAACTGTTGGCGTCAATACTACTAACGGATCTTTAAATAATTTAGTTTTAGTTAGTAGTTCTGCACCAACTCACTATTTAAAATTTGGTGGTACTGAGCAAACTCGATTTGTAACAACTGCAACTGTTGATGCAGAAGACATTCAAAGAGTTACAGTTAAAGTTTGTAGAGGAAACAATATTAATGGTGGTGAAAGACCAGAAAATGGTGGTGATGAATTACTTCTTTTCTATAATACCGACCAAACTTTAGTTTTTCCACAATCTAATTTTATTGGTGTTTTGGTTCCGATACCAACTCAATCTGAAATAGATAGTAATTATGATGGTACTAGTGGGGATACTAAATGGTATACTTATTCGTTAGATATTCCTACAGCAGCACAAACTGAGAATACTAGATTCCAAATTAGACAATCTAGATCGGCACCAACTGGATCAAATGATAACTCAGGTACTAATGATAATTTTGGAATAGTTGAAATGAATTATGAACAGAAAGAACTAACGCAGTTAGTATTTGTCCCTTCTGAAGGGCAAATAGCAGTCGCAAATGATGAACAGCAGTATAGTATTGGTGGACCAGCAAATTCCATATATCCAGCTGGTATTTTCGCAAATGATGTAACCTTTACATTATCATCCTCAACACCAATTATTCCAGTTGCTGCTTTAGATCCAGATAATGTCATACCTCTAATTGAACCATATTTCTTAGTTAAATATCTTGTTAAAGCATACTAACTAAATATACATTAGCAGAAATTTTCTCTCTATTATGGGTATTGTAGCCGAAGCAAACGTTCCTAATCTTATCCTTCAATTAAATGTGATGGATCGTGGTATCACATATAGAGGAATGTTAAAAGTTGTTCCAGATACTTATTGGAATGATGAAGTTAGACCAAAATTATATCCTTTATGGGATACAGATAAAGATCACCTAGTAGAATTTACTTGGTATGACAATGATACCTATCATTGTATTAGAAGAAAACATATCAAAAATTTTAAAACTGGATTGTACGAATGGCGTGATTATGAAATTCAACAAACTGACATAGAAGAAGCAAAAGAATTTTTTACATTTTTAAAAGATACTTTCATATCAATAGAACAACTCATCAATCAAGAGTTCCAAGAAGAAATGGGACGTATGTATGGTGAGGTTAGCAGTGAGAGTTGGTTATCTATTAGACTAGCTCGTAATTTCCTACTACAAGAAACGGATTTTATATTTGCTTGTAGTGATGTAGAACTACCAGAAGATGTAAAAAATTGTTATCGTACATACCGTCAAAAACTAAGAGAATTACCAAATTTATTTGCTGATGTGAGTCCACAAAATGTGAAATTCCCAATGTCTCCAGAAGCATTTACTAAATTATATAAAGATAATAACCCAGAGGCTGAATATCTCGAAACAGAAGATCAGTGGATATCTCTAGCATCATTTTTCTTCACAACATTCAGAGAAAAAATGGTCCGATATTTGAGCGTAAGAGATGTAACAGAGAGACTATATACTCACGCATTTATTGCAGCTATGAGAGAAACTCCAGTTGCTCTCAGAGGAACCGCATGGTCGGTCACTCATCAAAATATGGATTCCATTAAAGAACAGTTAGATATTCTTGTTCAGAAATTATATGATGAGCAGGGAGTTCCAGAACCAGGACAACCAGGAGGACCACAATCGTGATTACAGTAATTGAAGGATTATCTATTTTTGAGTTGATGTCAGATTATTGTGTTTCAAATAATAAATGTTTATTATATTTTAATAACCCATTGTGGGCATCATTTGATGATGAAAAAAAATCAGAAATTATAGAGTTCTATTCTGATTACGCACCAGATGATATTATTGAAGAAATTTTACAAGGAAGAAACTGTTTGATCGAATATAATAGTGATGATGTAGCAATTTTGAATGCTTCTGAATGGTTTCCCCCTAAAAAACATTGTCCATCTCCCGAATATTATTTCAGAGTATTAGTAATGGATACATTTTCTGATATTGTGTTTGAAAATTTGGATCCATCCTTGACAGAAACAGAAGAGTAACCTATACTGTATTCTCTATTCGGAAATAGCGAATGAAAGTCCCATCTGAAATTGAGCTGAAGCATTTACAACTTCAGGCTCTCCTTCGTGACAATAATATTCCAGATAATGAATTGTCATATATTGGTGTGCGAGAGTATCCCGAGACATTCAAGGCACATCCAGAGTATCACGGTACGTTACAACATTGGTATCTGATTGCTGGTGAGCATGAAGTGCCCGTGTGTGATATTGGATCAGTTGATGCCGTGGACGATTAGGAACGCTTATCAATCAAGGGCTTGACGGACCCAGAAATCTCTGTTATATTGATCTCATCAATCAAACCGCACTATGCAACTTGATTGAACCTAAATGTAATTTACAAAAGAGTTAATTATGACTTACGAATTGCCTATTGTTGGCCCTCAACAAATTCCTGGTTTCAATAGCGTTGGCACTATTGATTTAACAGATTATCTTTCCAATAAAGTTGCTCCTCCTGTCATGGAAGGATATAACTTTGAGTATGTCAGCAACTTGGATGTTTCAACCGTAGATGAAGACGATCCTATTTGGTCTAACGATCTTATTCGTTCCGAAGGAACCATCAAAGAACGTATTGAAGAGTTTGAAAACAAGTTTGAAGTTGGTGGGTTTAAAACTTGCTATGTCCCTCCTATTATTGACACTACTGGCAAACCAGTTGATGGTCGTGGTCGTGTGATGGGAGCAAAGAAGCGTGGTGAGCGTTATATTCCTGTTTTTGTTTATTCTCGTATTGACAAAACCGAAACGTGTCGTGTAGCGAATGGTTTGATTACCAACCTTGAGCACGATCCTGCTACAAAGGCAACTCGTGAAGATTGTGTAGTTGCTGCGCTTGGTTTAATCAAGCTTGGTGAATTGAAAAATGAGGAAGCTGACATTCGCTCTTTCTATATGAATCGCATTCATATTCAAAAATATTTTAACGCCCGTAACATCACTTTGATTGTTAATGAAGCTATGAAACGTGCTGCTGCTGGCGATGCTGTTGTACGTGTCGAATCTCGTGAAGCACATGTGCGATGGGTAGAAAAGAAAGCTGGTATCAAGATTGATAATAAGAAAACGTGGTTGTTTTCGGTTGAACAAGATACCTATGCGATGCGAGCATTTTGTCAAGCAATTCTTGATTCTATCGTGAATGATAAAGATCCTGCTCAGATCATTCTTTATACTAACAGTCATCTTCATTCTGTTGCTCGTGAGAATATGAAAAACTTTGTGAAAGATCTAGATTTTTATATCTCTGCCGCATATAAGATGGTGGCTAAAGATATTTTTGCTGGCAATAAGCAGATGATTAGCGCATTCAAGTGCAACAAAACACCATATATCATTCTTGGAGCTCGTCCTCAATTGATTGGATGTCACGAACTTGATTCTACAGAACTAGTTCCTATTGACGAGTATTGATCCACTTGAAGAACTGTCACAGGGGGGCCTCGTGCCCCCTTTCTCATGCCCTATACTATTCTCATCAACAGCGAACCGCATGACTTTCACTCTTCGTCCTCACCAGCAGCGCATTCTTGACGCT